GACAATCGTTTTGCCTGTTTTGTGGTTGGGGATTTACGGGATAAACAAGGATTCTATCGTAATTTCGTGAGTGATACCATTGACGCATTTCAAAGAGCGGGTATGGAATTATATAACGAGGCTATATTAGTAACGGCTGTGGGATCGTTGACTATTAGAGTTGGTAAACAGTTCCAGGGATACCGCAAGCTGGGAAAGACCCATCAAAACGTATTGATATTTTATAAGGGTGATCCGAAGGCGATTAAGCAGTATGGCGATGTGGAATGTGGTGATATTGAAATAAAGGACAAATAGGACACCTATAAAAAAGAGATGGCTAAAAACTTTAATCATAGGACAGCAGAGCAGATGATAGACGCAATCGAGAAGAGCCGCGGGTTTGCGTCCAAGGCGGCTGATATTCTAGGCGTCTCGCGCTCCACTTTTTACCGCTATCTCAACCAGTATGCTACTGCCAAACAGGCACTGGAGGACACCAGGGAGAAGCGACACGACTACGTTGAAAATGCATTGCTAAAGGCGGTTGATGGTGGAAACATTACAGCAATTATTTTCTATCTTAAGACGCAATGTAAAAACCGCGGATATGTAGAGCGCGTAGAACATACAGGCAAGGAGGGCACTCCTGTACGAATTGAGACGATAGAGATTGTCAAGGACTATGGCGAATGAACTGGTTGAGTTGGTCGGTAATAAACTGCGCCTCAATTTTCACCCAGGTCAATCTAGAGCCTATGATAGCGACCGGCGTTTTACCTGGATCATTGCAGGGACGCAGTCAGGAAAGACTACTTTTGGTCCCTGGTGGCTGCGGCGCGAAATTGAGACTTGTGGACCAGGAGATTATTTAGCGGTAACAGCGACATACGATCTTTTCAAACTGAAGATGCTACCTGAATTGCTGCGGGTATTCGGCGGTTATATTCCAGATTGGAGCTACCACAAAACTGACCGGGTAATATACAACAACGCAGGGGATACCCGCATCATACTAAGGGCAGCGACCAGCGAAGGTGGGTTGGAGGCGGCAACGGCTAAAGCAGCCTGGTTGGACGAATGCGGTCAAGACGACTTCACTCTCCAGGCGTGGGAGGCGGTACAGCGCCGGTTAAGTCTTTCCCAGGGGCGCGTATTGGGATCTACCACGGTCTACAATATGGGTTGGCTAAAGTCGCAGGTGTATGATCGCTGGCGAGGTGGCGATGGCGATTATGCTGTGTTTCAGTTCGAGAGCGTAATGAACCCATCGTTCCCTGAGGAAGAGTTCGAGCGGGCGCGCAGAGTACTTCCAAAGTGGAAGTTTGAGATGATGTATCGCGGCAACTTTGAGCGCCCAGCCGGGATGATCTTGGTGGATTATGACGAGACAATCCACAAGATCAAGCCCTTCGCTCTGTCCCCGGAATGGCCGCGGTATGTTGGTGTGGACTTCGGAGCGGTAAATACTGCGTTGATTTGGGTAGTTGAAGATTTGGAGCGCAATGTATTCTTTATTTACCGGGAAAGTCTGGAAGGCGGCATGACTACTAGGCAGCACGCAAGAGAGGCGCTCAATAACGCAAAAGGAGAAAATGTAGTCAAATGGGCGGGCGGTGCGAAAGGAGAAGAACAGCAACGCATGGATTGGCATGACGCGGGTGTCCCGGTATCTGAGCCAGTAATTATCGATGTGGAGGCTGGTATTGATAGGATAATAGAATTGTTGAAAACTAAGCGATTGTTTATTTTTGATACCTGTATTGGATTGATTGATGAGATTGGACGTTATTCGAGGGTTTTAGATGAGTTTGGACAACCGACCGAGAAGATCAAGGACAAAGAGAAATACCACCGCATTGATGCACTGCGCTACTGTATACAGCATATTGGTATGCCGGTCGGAGCATCATTAGTAGGATTTGCGGGAACTTATGAATAAAAAGGACTCTTATGACATAGCAATTCATTTCAAGCCAACAGCGGAGGGGCAGCGGGCTCCGTTTATCGGGGTGACAGAGTGGAGCGAGTACCAGCGGTTATTGAAGGAGTATCGCAGAGGCAGGCTGATTGGCACATTTGAGATCATGCTGGACAACCACCCGACCGAGATCACGTTCCCGCTGCAGGAGATCGATACCATCCACGTAGTATTGAGCGGGGAGGAGATATGAACAACAATAGGGCAGCGATTGTAGCGAGTAATTACGGGACATTCAGGAAAGCGCGCGAGACCAGCGCGCCACACCTGCTGGCAATGGCTGGTCACGAGGCCTGGGATATGCCCGATGCGGGGATGTACGAGAACCAGGCTGATTTGTACCGGCGCTTATCCTGGGTGTTGTCAGCGGTGGAGCGCACCGCGCAGACTGCGGCGATCCAGAAGCTCAGTATAAAAAAGCTCAAGAAGCAGGGAGAAGAACTGGAGGACATCGATAACCACGAGTTCGAGTTGAAACTGAACAGCCCAAACCCGCTGATGAGCCGCTTCGAGTTCCTGGTCGCTACGTTCAGTTTCCACGCGCTGACCGGAAATGCCTACTGGTGGTTGAATAAGACAAGCGAGAATGCGACGCCCGCTGAGATATGGGTGATCCCGTCTTACAAGATCATGCCAGTCCCTGACAACAAGTTGTATCTAAAAGGGTACGTATACGATCCAGGCGGTGGCACCGAGCCCTTCGCACTAGAGACCTGGGAGGTTGTCCATTTCAAACGCTATAACCCGATGAACGAGTTTGTGGGGATGAGCCCCATCGAGGCATTGGCGCAGGTATCGGTCGGTGATTTGGAGATGCAGAAGTACAACACCAGCCTGTATAAATCGAACGCACGCATCCCCGGTATACTGGCGTTTGCTGACCCCATCAACGATTTGCAGTGGATCAAACTGCAGAACCAGATTGACAGTCAATCCGCAAAACGCAATTATCTCATGCTCCGCAATGTCGGCAAGGGCGGCGTCGAGTGGTTGCAGTCTGCTATTGGACACCGGGACATGGAATTTATCCTGGGGCGCAAATTCAACAAAGAGGAGATTTATAGCGTGTATGCCCCAGGACTTGCATCCATACTGGACGTGAACGCGACCGAGGCCAACGCCAAGGCAGGAAAGCAGACGTTTTTAGAAATGACCATCTGGCCGCTTTTGGTCGATATTGCCGCCAAAATCACCAATGTTCTGCTGCCGCTTTACGGGGAGAACCTGTTTGCTGTGTTCGATGACCCGCGCCAGGTCGACCGTGCGTTGGAGCTGGAGGAGCAGCGCGTATTCTCAATGACGCATACAGTCAATGAAATTCGCCAGGAGTTTTACGGGGATGTGGAGATCGGCGACGACCGTGGATTACTGCTGCCCGCGCAGATTGGCGCTGCTCCGGTATCGATGGCGGTATCCAGGGGCGAAGAACAGGAGATCCCACCCCAACTGCAGCTACCGCCCCAGGAAGCACCCGAGGAAGAGACTACCAGCGAAGAAGAGGAGAGCCCACCGGAGGAGAGCGAGTTCGAGGTGGAGGTCGCGAAATGGCAGCGCAAGGCGCTAAATGCCATCAAGCGCAGCAAGCCCCCGGCGGTGGAGTTCGAAAGTGATGTAATTCCGCAGTCGCTGAACAGTGCTATAATTGGAGCATTGGAATCTGCGGTCAGCAAGGACGCTGTAAAGCGCATATTTAGTGATGCCCTGGCATGGAATGGATACCCGTAAATGCCCCCAATTCCGAACCGTGACGAGTTAGAACGGCAGTACACCAGGGCATTATCGCGCTTGCTGCAGAAGTACGGGGGAAACCTGCTGGAGAAACTGGGAGACCCGCCCAGCCTAGATAATATACCGCCTGAGTTTTGGGACGATGAAGCCCAGGAATTGTTGAGAGTGCTGCGCCCTTTTGGGGAGAGGGTATATTTGGATGCGGCGCAAATGATGATTAGCGAGGGGCTCGATATTGGTATTGACTGGTCACTGGTCAATGAGCGCGCTGCAGATTGGGCAGCGCAGTACACGGGTGAACTGGTAAGGGGTATCGACCGAACCACCAGGGATCGGGTAGCTAATGCGGTCAGTCGCTACTATCGGGATGCGTTGACCAGGGGCGAACTTGAGGAACAAATCATGCGCGCCGGTTTTGGACCTTCAAGGGCAGAGAACATCGCGGTGACAGAAATCACCCGCGCCGCCAGCGAAGGCGAGCAGGGAATGGCGCGGGAACTGGCGAACCAGGGCATACGCATGATCCCCATGTGGCAGACGAACAACGACGAGCTGGTATGCCCGCTATGTGGTCCCAGGCACAATAAAGAGATTACCGATGGCGTTTACCCGCCGATGCATCCCAGGTGTAGGTGCTGGGTAACGTATGAGTTACAAAAATGACAACCGCAGTACGCATTGAAGGGCTAGACAAACTGATGGGCAAACTGGAGAGGCTAAAAGACCTCCAGCCGGTCAAGACCGCGCTAAAAGCTGCCGCCGAACACGTCAAGGGCAAGATAGCGCAATACCCACCGGCGACCAGCGCTAACAGTCCGGCACAGCGTAGATGGTACGAGCGCGGTTATGGTCCCAGGTGGAGGCGCGCTGACGGCTCAATTGGAGGGCGCAAAACCAGTGAGACCCTGGGCAAGAAATGGACTACTCGCGCAACAAGCGGCGGTCTCGGGCAGATTGTGGGGAACAATGTGTCATATGGTCCATTTGTCCAGGGAGACCAGCAGGCGTCTTTCCATAAACAACGCGGGTGGAAGACCACCGAGCAAGTAGCGAAGGAAGAGGCTAATAGGGTAATTGAGTTCGTTCAGAAAGAAGTGCAGAAGGCACTGGAAAGGTAATATATGAGCGAGGTTATTGACAGGGAACGTCGAGGATACATTGATAGACAATATGAAAAGATAATTAGTAGAATGGATAGGAGTTCTATATTTGGACAACCGATTGATTTTGAAAATCCTATTGAGGTTGTTGTGGCGGCCTATTATATCGGTAAATATGCAGGTGAACATTTGGGGAATTTGAATTTACCTGTGGAAATTTTTCCAACATAATAAACCGCTTGCATAGTATTGTATTTATGGTATAATATCGACAGTTGAATAACGTACCTGCGGTGACAGGATAGCCCTAGAGACCCGGTGAGGGTGGGGCGAAAAGGGAATCGCAGGGGCGCAAAAGTTCGATGTATCGAAGCGCAATTCGCGCGGGATTATTCCGTGCTGGTTGCGCTTTTTTGTTTTTAGGAGGAAATATGCCGGAACCGCAGGATGGGGAAACACAAGAAGAATTTATCCAGCGCTGCATCCCGGTTGTGCTGGAGGATGGAACCGCCGAGGACAACAAGCAGGCCGTGGCGGTCTGTTACAGCATGTGGGAACAGGCGAAGAAGAGCGTTAAGGGTATATCGGTCAAAGCCGTGGGGGATTGGGAGCTGGAAGTACTCGGCATCCCCTATGGGGGGCCACAAGGGGGAAAAGACGCCGATGGCGAGTACTTCAGCTCGAAGACCGAATTTTACCTGGATCGGTTTAGCAAGCCCCTGGTGACGTATTACCACGGTTTCGACCCAGAAGGAAATCCCCAGGGAGACCCGGAGATTATCGGCGAGACCAACGGTTATGAAAAGCGCGCTGATGGTGTGTGGTGGAGAGTGGTTCTGGATAAAGCCAGCGAGTACGCCAAGCGCGTCTGGGAAGCGGCCAAGCAGGGCATCGCCAGGGCATCGAGCGGGAGCATATCGCACCTGGTACGGACCGCTACTGATGGAGAGATCCTGCACTGGCCGATTACCGAGTTGAGTTTGTTAGACGCCGTGGGCAGCCGCCAACCCGCCAACCAATACGCGGTGGCGCTACCCATAGCGCAGAAGAGTTATAAGCGGGCGGGATTAGAACTGCCCGAACTGCCGGAGATGGACGGGCCGGAGACCACGCTAGAGACCCAGCCGGGTGGCGCGGTGAAGCCTCAGACCTCCCCGGACACCAATCATTTAGAAAGCTCAGAACGAGTTATGGAGGGACAAAAAATCATGGAAGAGAAAGAAGTACAAGAACTTGTTGCTAAACAAGTTGCTGATGCGTTAAAGGCTGAGACTGAAAAGCGCGAAGTCGCCGAAGCCGTCGCCAAAGCGGAACAGGAGAAGATCGACGCTGCAGTCAAAGCCGAGCGCGAGAAGTGGGAGGCCGAGGCTGCCAAAGCGAACCGCCTATCGTCTGACGACGGTATGCCGTATATCAAAAAGTATGGCGACACCGATAAATTCGATGACCTTACTCCAGGCGAACATGCATTTATGCTGTCATGCTGGAAAGGGTTATACCATCAGCGCGGAGAAGGACAGAACATCACCGATGCTGCAGTCAAGGCGTTGGCACTCAAAGCTGATAGCGAAGCGCAGAAGGGCGACAAGCACAGTTATTCCGCGATGAAGGCGCTGCACAAACTGGCGCCAGAGATCAAGGCTAACGAGGTCAACTACTCCACCTACTCCAGCTACGGCGATCAGTGGGTTGGAGTCCTGTACCATTCCGACCTGTGGGAGAAAATCCGAGCCGGGACGTGGGTGCTGTCTGAACTAGAGCGGGGCGGCGATGTGCGCCAGATCCCCGACGGGTACGAAAGCGACATTGTGCCACTGGAAAGCACCGACCCAATCTGGTACAAGGTCGCGCAGACTACGGCGGTCGATTCGACCTGTTTGCGCCCGGTAGCGTCTGTTACCGCCTCGCCGATTGGCACTGCACAGAAGAGCGTTTCTCTAGCAAAAATGGGGTGCCGAGTTCTGTTTACCGGCGAGATGGTTGAGGACTCGCTGGTCCGCTGGGTGCCAAACGCTTACCGACAGATCCAGGTAAGCGGTCAGGAGCAAATGGAACACGCTATCATCGATGGCGACACATCAAGCGCGAACACCACGAATATCAATGACATTGGGGCACAACCCGCCGGTACTGCGGTATTCAACCTGGTGGACGGTTTCCGCAAGTTGGGGCTAGTCACGAACACCGCAAATTCACGAGATGGTGGCGTTTTAGCTGTGGAAGATTTTCTGGAAACACTCAAACTGATGGGAACCGCCGGGAAGCATGCGACTGATAGAACCAAGGTTAGTTTCGTCCTAGATCCGTGGGTACACTGGAAGGCATTAGAACTGTCTGAGGTCAAGACCAGGGATGTATTCTCTGGGGCGACCATCGAAAACGGTATGCTGACCGCAATCTGGGGTTATCCGGTAAAGGTAAGTCACTTTATGCACTACGCCGGGGTTCTGCTCGGCACGGTCACGACCGCCGCGTACCAGCTGAAGGCCAATACCAGCGGCAAAGTGGATCAGACTACCGAATCGAATAACACTAAAGGCGCGTTCTTTGCAGTCCGCTGGGATCAATGGGCTTTGCGCTGGAAACGGCGCATGACCATGGAGATTGACCGTTGGCCCGAGGCCGACACCAACCAAATCGTTGCATTGCTGCGCTGGGGTTTGGCGTATCGGGACTCCGATGCAAGCGCCATCACCTACAACATTACTGTATAAACTCTGATATGAGAGCCTGATAGGGGAGGGTATTACAACCCTCCCCCGGAGGCAAAGGAGGATAATAATGTCTAGATCATATATATTGAGAAAGGGAGTAAGCAAACTCCGCGACTTAGCAGACGGGATTCAAAGTAGTCTGCCACCAAATCATGGCGAGGTGTTCTACGTCAATGGGATCACCTGGGCGAACGGATTTGGAACTGGTAGTGATGCTAATGATGGGCTTTCGCCCGAAGAACCATTGATGACGCTGACCAAAGCGTTGTCATACTGCACAACCGAGGCGAATGATTACATCTTTATACTTGATTACTATCAACCAACCGGCGAAACGTGGCCGGTTAGTGTCAACAAGAGCTTAGTCAACATCATTGGACTGCAGCCCCGACACCCATCAACGAAATGGGTATGTATGTATGCGCCCTCAACGACCGCATGTATGGATATTGTAGCGGACTGTGTTTACCTCGAAGGATTAGGGTTTTATCCGAATGCGGCATCTGCCGGGATAACGGTAGATGATGGAAAGAAAATGCTGCATATCCATGAGTGCTTCTTTGCACAGGGCACCTACGGACTATCCGTCACTTCTGGTGATTGGGGATTTAATATCGCGGTAACTGATAGCTTCTTCTTGTCCTCACTTTCCTCGGGGGGAATTTCTGTGCAGGATGACCCGCCTGGGGTGTGGATTGAGGGATGCCACTTTGACCGATTGACCGGAGATTGCATCAATATATCTGCGGGCGCATATCACCGGATTATCAATAACACTTTTGCGCTCAAGGCGAACACTGAAGGTCTGGCGATAACTCTTGGTTCTGCCGTGTCGCGCGCTTTTGTGTCTGGTAATAGCGCTGGCTACGGTGTTGCTACAACTACATCGCCCTACGATGATGCAGGGACTGTCACAACTAACAACTGGGGTGTCAACTACCTCGGTACGACCGCAATAGACCCAGTATAAGGAGGATAAATCATGCCTTTAATGTCACGAGTTAAATTCAAGGTTGCTATCGACCAGTTTAAAAAGGGTGAGATTGCCTGGGTGCCTGATTTTTTGATTAAATCAAAATACGCAGGTAAGGTCGAGGAAGTGTCACCCTACGATGATTTAGAGGACGAACCAAAGCCGCGCGCTAAAAAGGCCACGAAATGACCCTAAAAGATATGCGTATCGCGATAACCGTGGACGCATCTGGCGACCTCGTTACCTATGGCGAGAAGTCGATCTTTGGGCGCTTGATCGCAGTCCTTTATGACCGCGGAGACATGGATACTGGAACAGATTTGACACTGACTTGGGACTCTTATCCCGTAACCGAAACTATCCTGACTATCACTAATGCCGGAACAGCCGACAAAATATGGTATCCGCGCAGGTTGTTGCAAGGCGAAACGGGATCGGATCTGACAGGGACTAGCGGTGGAGATCGGGAACCATTTATCATCATGGGCAGACCTAAACTTACTGTAGATGAGGGAGGTGCTAGTAAATCAGGCGCGCTTATTCTGGTTTACGAGGAATAGGTCTATGACACTTTCCACAAATAAGGTAACAGTAACCACCAATCCAACGTTGATATTCCCGCCTGATAGGGATGGCGCGTATGTGCATATCCAGGTATCAAGCCAGGGCGTAGTTTATATCGGCAATTCTACGGTGTCGACAACGACCGGGCACTATTTGCCAGCCAGTGGAAAAATCGACCTGTATGTCGGTCCTAATGAAGCCATTTACGGCGTATCGACCGAGGGGACGGTGGTTCTGACTTACCTTGCAACTCTGAACCAATAGCGGAGGTAGCGCATGGCGACTGGCGACTACTGCACTCTGGACGAACTCAAGGCGAGACTGTGGCCTAGCGACCAGGTGCCCGATGATGTAAACGACACCGAACTAGCGCGCATCATCGCCAAGGTGAGCAGGGAAATTAACCTGTATACCGGGACGCGCTTTTACAACACTGGCAGCGATGAGACGCGCTACTTTACCGCCCAGGATGTATCACACTGCTGGATTGACCCGATCACCACGATAACCAGCGTGGCGACCGATGATGAGGTGGATAGGACATACTCGACCAGCTGGACAGAGGGCACACACTTTGAGGCTTACCCCTATAACGCCAGCTCGGAGGGTTTACCCTATTTCAGGATCGACCGGCTGCCACTGGGATCTCTATGCTTCCCAACGAGCGCCAAGGCGGTCAAGGTGGTCGGGCGCTTCAACTACCACGCAGCGACCGCGCCAGCAAGCACCCTGAATGCTATCAAGGAGGCGTGTTTGCTCCAATGCCTGCATGACTACAACGCTTCCCCGACGGGGGTGCTTGGTCCAACCGAGGTCGGTCAGATCGCGGTAGTCCCAGGCTGGCATCCTGACGCGAAGCGCACGCTGGACGCGTTCAAAATCAGTATGGTGTAGCGCATGGCTCTTGACGATGCGATACGAGAAATACTCGCCATTGTAGGGGACGTACAGGGGGTACGAGCTGCGCCGGAGTACGCAACTGACAAATTGCCTCCGGGGATATTTGCTATGGCATTACCGTCAAGCGGCGTATTCCGGCAGGCCCCTACTGGCGTTTTACAGGGGCTCCATAGCGTCGAGTTGTACGTCTACTGCCCGCGAATTGACTTGGCAAAAACACTCAAAACGCTCTTGCCAATGGGCGAACTGGTAGCGGCAGAACTGGAGAAAAACGTCACGCTAAACAGCACCTGCCAGACCTTCGGAGACATCGAATACACGTTCAGCGCCAACATCAACCTGGGTAGTGAAACTCAGCCGGATTATTACTCCGGTTGGACGTTCACCGTCACCGGTATCAAGATCGAAGATACCAGCATCCTTGCATGAACCAAACCGTAGCGATCGTAGGCAGCCAGTCGGATACGCGCCACCTCGCACCGTCACATGATCCCGATGTGGATGTATGGGTGATGAACGAGGCGGCTAACCAATGGGCGAAGGAGTGGGATTTGGATGCAGTATTCCAGATTCACATCCCGGTAGTTTACCAATCGCCGCACAACCGTTGTGACCCGCACCATTGGGAATGGTTACAGCAGGATCACGGCGATTTGAAAATTTATATGCAGGAGGTTGACCCGGATGTGCCAAACTCGGTGCGGTATCCCCTGGAGGGGATTTGTCTGGAACTGTTGGGTAACTTCCATCAAGGGGTGGACCTGGAGGAGTGCCCGTTCTTCCGCTCTACTCCGGTATATGCAATCGCCCTGGCAATTTATCAGGGGTATTCCCAAATCAATGTGTACGGCGTGGAAATGTCAAGCGACACAGAGTGGGAATACCAGCGAGACAACCTGACGTTTTGGACGGGCATTGCAATCGGGCGCGGGATAAAAGTTAACTTCTATTCCGGGGACGGGATTTTCCGCTTCCCGCTGTACGCTTATGAGGGCAACTTGGAACAGAAACTGGAAACCTTCGAGGAGCGTGTCAGAGAGTTGAAAACGGAGATCCGCAAGGCGCGCGAGAAAGTGGAGCGCAAGGCTGACGCGCTGTTGCGTGCCTGGAACAACAAGAAACTATCCGAGCGCATCACCGAATGGGCTCAAGCGATGACGGAATGGGGTAATCTGGAAGGCGCTTTACAGGTGTCGGAAAGGTTCCATAACATCGTCAGCGATATGCTGGAGAAGTGGGGAACCGCTTTTCTGGATCGTGGAGAATGGGAGAGTGCCCTGGCGCTTACCGCCCAGGACGCTAATGACTACCGCAACGAGGTGTACCGCACCGCTGGAGAACTGCAACCGTTTATCGATATGTGGAGCGGGGATAAGTCGGCTAGAGCGGCAGCATTGCGGGCGCAAATCGGGCACCGTATCGCAGAGCATGGAAATGCCTGTTACGCCGCTGGTGTAGCGAATGGGGTGAGAACGGAGAATACCCGCTGGATGGAACTATACGATGAGCAGGTACGCTCCGCAGGTGGAGTGAAAGCGTTAGAGATGGTGATGGGCGAATGAGCGAGATACACATTGTGGGGACGCATCCAGCGACTAGGGAAATGGCGCCGTTTGACAATCCAGAGGCTGAACTCTGGATATTCAACGAGACCTACACCTCGCCATGGACAAAGGGGAACGCGCGGGTATTGTTCCAAATGCACCCGCCGGAGGTCTACCGCAGTTCTCACAACCGCGCCGATAAAGATCATTGGCGCTGGCTGCAGCAGAACCATGGCGACCTAGTGATTTATATGCTGGAGGTTGATCCGCTGGTGCCCAATTCCCGCAAATACCCGCTGAAAGAAGTATGCTATTCACTCTTGAGCGGGTTCAGGCAGGGAGTTGAGTTGAAGGAGCTTAAATTCTTCACCTCGTCGATCGCATACGCCCTGGCATTGGCGATCACCAAGAGACCTAACAAAATCTGCGTTTATGGTGTGGAGAATGCGACCGATACCGAGTATATAAGGCAGCGCGATTGCATCGCTTTCTACACCGGGATTGCGCTGGGTAAGAGTATCCTGGTGGATTACTACGGCGGCAATTCGCTTTTCAACCAGCCGGTTTATGGTTATGAAGGCGACATCATGCGGACAACCGAAGGATTTGACCAGCGCGCCGAGGAACTGAGAGAATTGGTCGCTGAGGCAAAGGAGGACTACGACCGCAAAGAGGCGGCGTTATCCAGGGCATTTAACAACGGGAACTTATCGCAGAGGATAAGCGAACTGATCAATGCCAGCGGCGCCTTGGGTAAACTGGAAGGTCATTTGCACGAAATAGAGAAGTACGCCAGTAAAGTTGCCGAGATGCTGCAGAACGGGGGAACGGCGATTTTAGATCGCAACGAGTATGAAGCAGCAGCAGGCCAGGCGCGGCAGGATGCCGAGAGGTATCACCAGATGATCCACCGCACCGCAGGCAGGTTGGATTACACGATTGAGGCGTATGAACACGGCAAGAGCCCAACCGCGCGACTGCAACTAGACAGCTTCACAAGACAGCACATCAACGCCGGATACGCTAAGGGATTTGCACTAGGGATCTTCGAGGAGAATTTGAAACTGACCAGGGAACTGGACAATGCGGTGAGAGCCGCGGGAGGGCAGAAAGCATTGGAGATGGTAAAGAATGGGCGATAACGGGTACGAGCCTGATTACAGCATACTGAATAAATGGCCGGTGGTGCATTGGGACTGGCCTAAGCCGGTAGTATTTATCCCAATGATGCAATCATTACCGTTTGCCGATGAGGTATGGCCGCGCATCAACGAAATTGCCAGGTACGGGACCCCATTTATCTACCAGCCGTACATGTTCGCAGATCGGGCGCGCAATGAAGCCGCTAAGGAACTGCTAGATAGTGACAAGACGCATATCGTCATGCTGGACGCCGATCACCGTCACCCGACTGATGTGGTTCACAGGTTGTGCAGGCGCGTGATAGAAGACCCGGAGCGATTAGTAGTTGGTGGGTTGAATTTCAAACGCAATGCGCCATTCTCGCCGCTGGCGTGCTATGTATCAGAGCAGGGGATATATCGCCCTCACGAATGGGAACCAGAGTGCGCCGAGGTAGACGCTATCGGCACGGGATGTATCATCATCGCCAGGGAAGTGTTCGAGCAGGTGGAGTGGCCTTGGTTTATCAACGACCCGCATTACCCCAGCAAGACGTTGGGCAGCCACGATAACTATTTTTGCCAGAAAGCGAAGGAGGCGGGTATCAAAATATGGTGCGATTTTACCCTGACCAGCCCGCACGGGGGGACGCATTGGGTAACGGAGCAGACTTACCGAACTTACTGCCAGGTAAACCCAATACCAGAGGAGGACATTAAAGATGTGCAAACTGAAATACATCGGGAATAGTTGGATACCAGGCGTGCCATCCAGGGATTTGACGCTGGAGGAGATCGAGGCGAACGGCTGGGACTACGGCGCGCTGATCGGTTCGGGTTTATACATCGAGGTTGTACCGGAGGAAGAGAGGAGAATATATAAAAAGCGCAAATCGGAAAAGCCAGAGATAGAGGAGGTGAGTAAATGGCAGGAGGTATCAGAAAACTAAGAAAGATTCAATTGGGGCGGGAGACGACCGCGGGCACAAAGGTCGATGCGACGACCTACTGGCGCGGGACTGGCACCATCGAAGACAACATGAGTTTGGTGTTCCCCGACGAGGACGTGGGCTATAAAGGAGGCGTGAACAGATCTTATATCTCCAAATATGAGGCATTGCTAGATTTAGAGGAGACGCCCGCCACGTTTGAGCAGATATTGCACATCCTTGAGATGGGCGTCGAGTCCGCCGCGGCATCGCAGGACGGGAGCGGCAGCGGGTACGTTTACGTATATCCGTTCAACCAGACCAGCGATACTGGATCGGTCAAAAGTTACACGGTCGAGGGCGGCGATAACTCCGGCGAGGAGGAGTTCGCCTACGGTTTCTGTACCGACTTCACCCTGTCAGGCGTACCGGGCGAAGCGGTGATGATGCAGGCAAATATCGTGGGGAGACAAGTCTCAACTGGGACGTTCACCAGTACTACGACCGCCACGATCCCGACCGTGGAGGAGATCCTGTTCGGCAAGGGCAAAATCTACATCGATGGTGATACCGTCACCTGGGGCAACACTCAAAAAACGTCATTCTGGCGCGGTTTTGAGTTCCGCTGTAATACCGGATGGGAACCGCAGTACACCGGGGACGGATCGCTGTACTTCACCTTTGCTAAAAACGTGGGACCTGAGATCCGCTGCGACATCACCATGGAACACAACGCCGATGCGATCACCGAAATCGCCGCATGGCGCGCAAGGACTGCGCGGAAACTGCGCTTGATATTTGAGGGAACCGCATTCACGACCGCCGGGACTTCATTCACCTATAAGACGCTGCGTATCTCCATGGTGGGATCGTGGGAGGACTTCACGCCACTGGATGACATGGACGGAGATGATGTTGTAACCGGGACATTCCGGGTTGCCTACGACCCAGACGCCGCCGCGTTCTGCGAGATTTACGTAGTGCCCGCACTAGCTGCAGTACAGTAGTGGAAAGGACTATACATGACAGTATTAAAATTTGACCCTCCAGGCATAGACGCGCCAGGATACCTACGGCGACAACGACATATCCTTGAGTTGTATTCCGAATTTAAGGATAATCTATCGCCAGGTGCGATTGATGGGTTAGTGGAAATATTTCTCGGATATGTGACCGAGCCAGAAGACAGGGACGAAGCGCGAGAAGCGCTCTTGGATGCCTCGGAAGCACAAATTAGATCATTAATGGTGGCAATCACGGGGGGAGGTGATGAAGAAAACCCTACAACATAACCTCTAAAGATAGGGCAGAAATACGCGCCTATTTTAGAGGATACAAGGCTTATGTTCCGCTCTGGTTCCGTATCCTGGCGGCAGCAGAGTTTGATCCATTAAAGGCCCAGGAGATGGAGGAGAAACTTACAGGTAGATGGTGGCATTACTGCGAGTTGGCTAATATGGAGCGGGGTAGAGTTGCACAGGCTGAACAGCGAAAGGCGCGGAGAATGCGATAAATGGCGACCAAAGAAGAACTACAAATCATTATAAGTGCCAAAGATCAAACAAAAGGTATAATTGGCGGCTTATCTGGATCATTGGGCAAACTGGGCAAACTTGCTGGTACTGCAGTCGTAGCTGGAATTGGAGCGACCACAGCTGCGGTTGGTGGTTTAGCGGTTGGTCTGGGTGTTTTGGCGAAAGATGCCGCCCAACTCGGTCCTATTGAGGAAGCATTCGAGGGGATTGCTGAGAGTTCTGGAAAATCTGCCGATGAATTAATGGATGCCTTTAGAAGGCAGTCAGGGGGCTTGATTCGCAATACCGACCTGATGAAATCCTACAACATGGCAGCCAGTCTGGTGAGTGATGATTTTGCCAATGAATTACCAAATGCCATGAATTATCTCAGCCGCGTTAGCGCAGCGACCGGCGAGGACATGGGATTCCTGATGGATAGTCTTGTGCGCGGCGTTGGGCGTGTAAGCCCGATGATTTTGGACAACCTGGGGGTACAGGTTGATTTGACTGCCGCAACGGAGGCCTATGCAGAATCGGTCGGAAAGACCGCAAAGGAATTGACAAAGAGCGAGCAGCAAATGGCGATATTTGATGCCGTGATGCAACAGCTTGCTATCAATACCGAAAACCTGCCCGAGATGAGCGACCCATTCAAACAACTGAGCGTAACACTGGTCAACCTGAAAGATACTGCTGCTAAAGAAATCGGAGGGGCGTTTCTACCATTGATACAGGATCTTGCAGATGAAATCACCGAGTTTGTATCATCTGAGGAGTTCCAACAGTGGATCAGGGACGTTGCCAGATGGTTGAGAGAGGAATTAATCCCCTGGCTAAAGGATGCCTACCGCTGGGTGAAGGAGGAATTATTACCAGCCTTGCGCGAGTTCTGGGAATGGTTGTCTCCAAAAATTGAGGCGATGAAAGCTGGGATTGCTGGTTTGCGCTCTGCCTGGGAAAGTGATTTTATGGGTATCAAAACTTTCGTAGAGGGCGTCTGGGAGGGATTGCAACTTACATTCGAGTTATTCAGCGCGGCATTTGAGGGCGACTGGGAGAAATTTGGAGACACTCTACAGGAATTATGGAAAAGCATCTGGGATACGATAAAAGGGGTAATGGAGAAGCGTATAGAAGATACGCTGGAGTACATACGAAGTGTTGATTGGGGGCAGGTCGGAAGAGACATTCTAACAGCGATTGGTAATGGCGTATTATCGGTAGGTCGCTGGTGGGCAATGCTCTGGTTTAAAATGGGTCAAACAGCAATCAACGCGGTATTAGGTGCATTCAACATTACCCTACCAAATTTAGGGGGAGGCGGAGAAAACCCTACAACCTCGTCCAATATGAATACCTGGGTTCCTGGTCATTCACGCATTAAGCCAGGACAGACAACGGTTAATTTAACGTATTCCCCGGCTGTATCGTTTGTAGACCAATATGAAGTTGAACGACAGTTAGTACCGATAATAAATGATGCCTTAAGAAGGTAACATGGCGACCCAATATTACATTTACATCGACTGGGACGATAACGGGACATTCACCGATGAGGGCGGGCGGGTGATCCGGTTCAACATCCAGCGTGGCAAGCGCAGGACTGTGGAAAAGGACGGTTACGCCCATGTGAACCCTGGGATGGCGTACCTCACCCTGGATAATTACGATGGTCGCTATGACCCGTTCAACACCTCTGGGGAACTTTACGGGTACATACTACCAAACCGCGTTGTGCGGATAAAAGCAACTGATGGCACATTGACTTACAACCTATTCACCGGGTTTATCCGTGATGTACGACCACAACGGGGCTTCCAGGGGAGATCGGAGGCGCAAATCGTATGCTCTGACGGGCTGGACTGGTTACAGGAGCAGAACTGCGAACACGGGGATGTGCAGACCGATTACCTAGTCAATGAGGCGATCAACGACTTAACGGTCGCTGCAGGTTGGCCTTTCGCTGATACTTCGGGCTGGATATTCCCGATGATTTTTGAGACCAACAGCGAATTGGGTGGTACGGGGATTGAAAATAACGGCGACACGATGCCCTACTGGTGGTCAGACCCGAAGAAGACCGTGCTGGAGGCGATCAACGAACTGGAGAACACTTGGGCGGGCAACGCATTTGTAGCGACAGATGGCACATTTAGTTATGAGGCGCGCATTTATGGATTAGATCCAAAAGTCACGATCACGCAGTCTGAATTATTAAAGGACATGGAGCTGCAGCAGCCATGGGAGGAGATAAAGAATCGCATCAGGATTGGAGCTCACCCGAGGCGCGAGTCGGGATCAATAGAGATTTGGAGACTATCAGACATCCCATATATCGGCGCAAGTGGTACTTTGACCATTTGGGCTGAGTACCAGGACGAGGGCGAATGGGCTCCCGCTAAGAGCGTGACCACGCCTGTAGCTACCACGGACTATACCGCCAATACGGAGGAAGGAGGCGGCGGCGCGGATAAGACCGCGCAAATTAGCATCTCAATGACTGATTATGCAACCGAGGCGAAATTGGAAATCACGAACAACGATGCGGGAGGCGTTTACCTGACCTTGATGAAACTGCGCGGGGAATTGTACCAGGACGAGAGCAAGACGTTTGCTATCGAATCAGATACCGTCAGCATCAACGATTATGGTAGGCGCGACATGACGGTAAATGAGATTTGGACCCAGGAATCACAAGAAGCGGCAGACCACGCGGGATTTGCAATATATTTGTACGCAGATCCCCGCAAAGTACCCTGGATACGCTTCGAGGAGAGACCTACCTACCAGTTTGCATATGATTTATTCGATGGCGTCGTGCTGGATATTGATAAACTGGGGATTGACGGGGATTACTACATCACCTACATCGAGCATGACTGGCAGGCGACCCGCGGTTGCAGGACGACTTGGAGGTTAGAGCCCGACCCAGAGGACGTATTGGGATACTGGATATTCCCGGCAACCTTCGAGACCAACACGATTTTAGGATGGTGAGACATGGCTTATACAGCAGTCAAAACAGTTAGCACGGGCGACCCATGGACTGCAAGGGATATGAATAGATACGTGCGTGACAATTTTGCGGCGGGCGTTCCCGACATAATGACAACCAAGGGCGACATTGCAGTAGCGACCGCCAATGATACAGCAACAAGGCTCGGCATTGGCTCAAATGATGAGTGGCTCTATGCCGATAGTGGGGCAACTACAGGACTTGTCTGGGGAGAAATTGGGCATTTAAAAACAGTAGGAGATGGAGCAAATCAACTTGTATCATCGGTAAGCACTGCACTTATCACTTGTCTATCTACAGAAACATTTGATACCGCAGCGGCATTTACAAGCGATAGATTTACCTGTCCTGCTCCAGGTATGTATCTGGTGATTTGCACAGATTATGCAGATGGAAACAGTGAAGGACATATTCAAATAAATGATAACCTTAGATATTATTTATATAAAAATGCGGTTTTGCACTCTGTATTATACAGAGCAAATTTTGATGAGGCAAAGGTCGGCGGTGGATACCATGGGGAAGTCGTAGGAATGGATATTGTAAAGTGCATCCAGGGAGACATTATCGATGTTCGTATGAAATGCTTTAAAACGGGCGGTGAAAATTGGTATTTATCAGGTGATTCAACCTGGGGCAATCTTTCTGTAGCTTACTTACCGCTGAATTAGGAGGGCGATTATGGCATATACAGCAGTACCCACGCAAAATACAGGCGATGAATGGACGGCAGCCGAACATAATACCTATGTGCGAGATAATTTCGCCGCAGGGGTGCCGGACATATTCACAACCAAGGGTGATCTGGCGGTTGCAACCGCAGCGGATACCGCCGCAAGATTGGCGGTAGGAACCGATGGGCATGTTCTCATTGCTGACAGCGGGGAGGCGTGCGGCATAAAATGGGGCACAGTTCCTAATGGTCCATCGACCGGAGTAGGAGCGCGTTATTATGTAGACGATACCCAAGAAGTCGCGGATTCCAGTCAAACCATTATCGATTATGCTGTAAAAGACTACGATACCGATACTGCCGTAACGGTTGGGGCAGCGTGGAAATTCACTGTACCCGCAGACCAGGGCGGTAAATATCTGGTAATCGCGACCTGTTATTACCAGTCTGCAGGATGGTTAGCAAATGAACGCGCTGATTTGGAACTTTATAAAAACGGAGCCAGGGTTTGTATTATGGGTTCCTACTTTGTTAATGCAAATAATACCGTCAACGTGTTCGTTATTGGATCTGCAATTGTAGATTTATCGGCAGCAGATTATATCGATGTTCGCGCATACCAAAATTCAGGAGATGCCCAACAAATCGATTCTGACGGTGAATTTACCCACATCGCCATCGCCAAACTATACTCATAATCACCCACCCCTCAAGCCGAACTCCACCAATCCCCCGCAGTGCGGGCAGGTAACGACCGCGTACAACGTGCGCGGTCTTTCCATTTTACTATCCATAACACCACATCCTTTCATAATAATTATAAATACCTACCGTGAAATAGTCAATTAAGTATTGACAATTCAACTACAATAGTATATAATAATATCGAATAAATTAGTTCCGCCAGTTGGAGGTACAATGAAAAGTAAACAGGTACGAGTTTGGCTGGACACCTACGAGAAATTAGAAAAGCTGGCTGATCTAAACCGCTTGTACATTGTACAGCAAATTGACCAGTTGGTGACACGAGAATACAAATACGTTTTTGGCGACACCCTGCCCCAGAAAGAAGAAGAGCCTGTCGCTGGAACGGCTTGAAATGCCCGAGATCGATAGTTTTACCGCATTCATCCTGATAACCCTATTCGTGGCGACATACCTATACGGTTGTCGCCGTTCTGTACTCTAGGAGGAGCTATGCCTATTTACCAATCCCATCCTGAGCACATGACGCGCCAGTTTGTGAAATTGCCCGATCCTATCAGATGTCACGTGGATTACGGCGAGGGCACAATCATAATTGAACTGGGAGACGCTATAAACTCCTGGCTGGTAGCCCTAGAAAATGGGGGCTGTTGGACCACGCCGGTTGATGACTGCGCCTGCTTCCTACCAGAACACCACTGCCCAGCATGCGAAGCCAAGGCGCGGGAGATGTTCCCGCTAGAGGAGGTTTATTAATGTTGACCCCCCTTGAATTCTATACCGTGATGGCAGTCCTAGGCTTCGTGCTGTGCTGGATGGCATGGCGTGACTTGAATAGAAAATAGCAGAAAGGAGGAGCATGACAGACAATATTTTAGCCCCGCTCACATTCACAGAGGCAGAGATCGGGTTGTTCATCCGTGACCGGCGTTGCGCAATATGCCGCAGCCACTTTATCCCGTTCTACCAGGGCAACGGCGAGTATTACGCCGAGTGCCCTAACTGCGGGAAGGTGACACAACACATACACACAAGCCGCGTGCGCATCGACCAATTGAACAGCGATGAGGCGTTTGCGGCGCGCGACTTACGAAAGAAGAAACCCAAAAGAAGTTCGGACGAGATCCTAACTGAGCTAGGATTCTGAAAGGAATAGACTGATGACAAGTGAAATAATACAACAGCGAACACACATGACAGACGAGCAAATTGATTTGATAAAGCGCACTATTGCCAAAGGCTCAACTGACGATGAACTGAAATTGTTTATCATGCAGGCAGAGCGCACAGGACTTGACCCTTTCTCGCGCCAAATCTACGCAATCAAACGCTGGGATTCAAAAGAGAAACGAGAGGTCATGGCAATTCAAACCAGTATAGACGGTTTTCGTCTCATTGCTGATCGGACAGAAAAATATGCTGGTCAAATCGGTCCCTTCTGGTGTGGCAAAGATGGCGAATGGTTGGATGTGTGGTTGTCTAACGAGCCTCCATCTGCCGCCAAGGTCGGAGTTTTCAAAACCGGCTTTGCAGAACCACTTTGGGCAGTTGCCCGTTATGACTCTTATGTACAGTGCAAAAAGGATGGCAGTATAACTGTTTTCTGGTCACGAATGCCCGACCTTATGCTGGCAAAATGCGCCGAGTCTCTTGCGCTTCGCAAAGCATTTCCCCAAGAGTTGAGCGGATTGTATACCGCAGAAGAAATGGGGCAAGCATCAAACGGGTTTGATGCCGTTGATACCGTTGAGGGCCAAGTGGTAGAAACAAAAACCCCATCCGATACTGTGAAGAAATCCCCACCTAAAGCAAAAGAACCTAACGGCAACGGCGTATCGAAAGTTGTTCAAGCTCTGGTCGATGCTGGGACCGCAAGCAATAATGCGCACGCGGCTAGTATCCTGAACATGATCAAATCAGAAAAGCCCAAGATTTCTGATCAGGAACTTGTACTCGCCGCCAAATTCTATCGTGGGTGGCGCGATAAAGGCGACGAAAAAGAAACCGCGCTGGCTAAGGCGCTGAAGGGCGATCAGCCTTAGCGTTTCTTCTCCTCCTTGGGTATGGGGGGAGGCTGATACCTCCCCCCAGGAGAATCATATAAATGAGGAAGACACAATGATAAACAAATATGATGTAAGACTAAATCTAGAATGTCCATATTGCAGAAAAACTATTTGCTACCTGTTCCCCTGCAAATTATATGGACCAACCTCCCTTGTATTGATATGCGACATAGAAGAGGGTGGTTGCGATAAAGAGTTTGTAGTCCGCTTACAACATAAATATATTACCAGCACTCACAAAATCGAGGAGACATAATGACCGAAAAAATAGACGGTCGCGGCTGGAAGTTCTTGAACCAGTACGGGGCGACGGAATACGAAGGGGTTGAAACCATATATCCCCTGCCAAGACCTGACGAGAAGTGGGGTCCGTGGCTCACACATCCCGAACCTGCTGAACCAGATGGTAAGGATTGCGGTTCTGGTCGCTGGCATGTGATGAAGAAACTGTCAGCACAATACGCGCCCATTGGTTGGTGGCCGTGGTTCGTCGAATATCGAGGCATCTTTGGCGAGAGCGATAAAAAGGTTGGGGTCCGTGAATTGCGGTTGCGCCTTGTACCAAAGCGTGTGTTTTGGCGTGTAATCCGGTTGGGTTGGTGTAAGGGTTCCAACCTATGGAATGCCGTCCTGTGGAATGCCGACCTGCGGGGTGCCAACCTGCGGGGTGCCAACCTGCGGGATGCCAACCTGCGGTATGCAGACCTGCGGAATGCCAACCTGCGGGATGCCAACCTGGAGGGTGCTGACCTGCGGTATGCCGACCTGCGGGATGCCGACCTGCGGTATGCCGACCTGGAGGGTGCTGACCTGCGCGGCATTATCACAAACGAATACACGAGGATGCCAGAAGATAAGGAGACACAATGACCGAAAAAATAGATGGTCGCGGCTGGAAGTTCTTGAACCAGTACGGGGCGACGGAATACGAAGGGGGTGAAACCATAGATCCCCTGCCAAGACCTGACGAGAAGTGGGGTCCGTGGCTCACACATCCCGAACCTGCTGAACCAGATGGTAAGGATTGTGGAGCGGGCAGGTGGCACGTCATGAAGAAACTATCCGCGCGATACGCACCTGTCGGTTGGTGGCCGTGGTTTTGTGAGTATCGAGGCATCATTGGTGAAAGCAAGGAGAAAGTAGGGGTGAGGGAACTCCGCTTGAAACGTGTTAGTAAACGTGTGTTCTGGCGCATTATCCGGCTGGGCTGGTGTTGCGGTGCCGACCTGCGGTATGCCAACCTGCAGGGTGCCGACCTGCGGAGTGCCAACCTGCAGGGTGCCGACCTGCGGTATGCCGACCTGCGGTATGCCGACCTGCGGGATGCCGACCTGCGGAGTGCCAACCTGCAGGGTGCCGACCTGCGGTATGCCGACCTGCGGTATGCCGACCTGCGGTATGCCAACCTGCGGTATGCCGACCTGCGGAGTGCCAACCTGCAGGGTGCCGACCTGCGGTATGCCGACCTGCGGGATGCCGACCTGCGGGATGCCGACCTGCGGGATGCCGACCTGCGGAGTGCCGACCTGCGGGATGCCGACCTGCGGGATGCCAACCTGCGGAGCATTATCACAAATAAATACACGAGGATGCCAGAAGATAAGGAGACACAATGAAACTTTTATATCCAGTCCCGTCAAATGCTCCAATAACACAGACGTTTGCGGAGCATGTGAAGTGGGCAAAGGTGAATGGGTGGTGCCATAAGCCTGGTCCATGTCCGAGTGGCGTTTATTACTATGGGGGGGTTGACTTTGGCGCTCCTATGGGAACAACCGTACTTGCCTCGGCTGATGGGGTTGTATCTGATAGGCGATGGGCTAAAACTGGCTATGGTTATCATGTACGTATCGCTCACAACATTCACTTTATGACTATTTATGCCCATCTAAGAGATATTGTCGTTGACGAAGGTCAGGATGTCAGAGCCGGAGATTTTGTTGGTTATTTGGGCAACACGGGCAATAGCACCGGACCACACCTGCACTTTGAACTTCGTAAAGATGGAGTGCCAATCGACCCGGCTCCATACCTGGTCAAGTGCATTGACGAGGAACCGGAACCAGTTGAGATTGAAATACCGCAGTTTCCAGAGTTGCCCGTTGCGGAAATCACCGCTGACCCGTTCCTGAATATACGTACTGGACCAGGAACTGCTAACCCTGTTACATATCACCTAAATAAAGGCGAATTGGTCGAGGTTATATGTCTTGTACGAGGCAGTTCATTCCCCGATGGCAACGATCTCTGGATGGTGTTGGGCTACTGCCAATACGCCGCAATGCGCTACCGCGGCAAGGTATATGCTAAGTGGGTAAAGTAATTATGGGGCGGCGGAGCGGATAGATGAACACCTGGGAATATACGTTTTGTCCTAAATGCGCTGGAGATTTTCAACTTGCGAAAGACATTGAGGATTATCTCGAGGACAAGCAAATTGAAAATTGCCCCCACTGTGGGTGTGAATTAATCATTGAGGGAGAGTTACTTATCCACGTTCAAATGAACGATGTTTAATCATGGGGCGGCGGCGTGGGTAACGCGTCTGGCTGGGGTTGATCGCCCGTAAGCGTGCCACGCCGACCTGGACACCGACCAGACCGGGAGCAATGATATGGATCGAATCCTGCCCGCCCCACAGAGCCTATGGTGGAATGGCAAGCCACAAAAGGCCGAGATAACGTGCCACGTATTGAATGAAACGACAGGCCTCGGACGTGTGGTAACGACGCTAACAGTACCCAAAGGCAACGGAGGTGGTGCTACAGTCAGGTGATTGTCCTAGTCCTGACAAAATGGGGGCGAGAAAGTGGCTCCGCCCTTCGGGGCGAAAAGAGGAGAGTCTCTCCCGATCTGGTAGGGAGAGACAAATAATAGGAGATTGCAATGAGCGCATATACACAATCGGTTGAGAGTTTAAGAAATAATACGATAAATCGGGCTCGAACTCTTGCTGACAATCAAGGTCAGCCATTTTGTGTTATTGAAATTCCTTATGGAGTTACATATATTACCTACGATGTGATTCCGGCAAAATCTGGTGAAGTCATTGAATTGTCAGGTGAAGCTCGAATAATTTGTACTGTATATCCGGTGATTAATATTCCTATTGAGAGATCCTGTTTACCAGAAGATAACGAATGAACTTGGGGCGGCGGCGTGGAAGTGACACGTTCACACAGAAGCGTATCTGATGTGTGTAACCCGCGGAACGTAAGCCGCAGGCGATCCGTTGAATAAGTGCAAAAATACCTTGTTATCACTCAGCCCTTCGTGGTGCGGAAACGGTGGCAGGAGCGTTACCTGCCCGCCCCACTAGAAGGATAAGATGGATTTGAAAGGAGAATAGCAATGATAAATGGCGTAATACAAAGATTAATAGCAAAATTCTGGATGAAACTGGCATGGAAGATGCCAAAGAGACTTGTTTATTTCTGCGCAATCCGGTTGATCGCCTTCGCTACACAAGGGGAATATAGCAACACGATAATTCCAGAGCTAACAGCCATGGATGCGCTTGGGCGTTATGAGCAACAAATCTCATAAACAATACAGACATGGGGCGGCGGCGTTATGGAGCACGAAATGCGCGGAGTTTTGATCATACCACCGTGGTTTCCGCAGGTTCGAATCCTGCCCGCCCCACTAAGCGGTACGTGGTAGAAGCGTATGCTCCCACCCCGCAACGATCCGCAGTACGATGCCGCCTAACCCTGCGGTGGAGAACTAAAGGAGAGATCCTACTTCAATCTTTGATACCAGAACAAGTGTCCTTCATTGCATGGGAACGGCGGCACCCATGCCCGGAATTATTATGACATGCGAAAATATCTGGTTTTATTTATTCTGGCGGTAATCATGGTCTCTTGTGTACCAACAAAACCACTAGGAATACAGGAGCATAAAATATTCATGCCAATCGCAATCAAGTCAAGACCCGCGCTGCACCGTGTCGGCGTCCAGTTGGAAGGCGCGACCGATTACAACCAACCGTACCTCATACCAGGATCTACCGTTGAGCGGCAGGTGTTCTGGTACAAGATTGAAGAAGAGCGCGGAGTTCTAAACTGGCCTTCAAAGCTTGACGCTGACATTCGCGCACTTGAGTCATATCCGTTAGTGTTGAACATCAAGACTACACCCACCTGGGCGAGGCAGTACGCGGGTTATGTTTGCTCTCCTCCCGCGGAACACTACTACTATGACTACGCAATGTTCGTTGTCAGCGTGATAGACAGGTATCACCCCAACGCGGTTGAGATATGGAACGAACCCGAGACGCACGCGAGCGGCATTGACCCGAACTCCCCGCTGATGGGATGTTGGCCGAACAGGTTGACGTATTTCCAGGCGGGCAAACTGTATGGTGAGTTCGTGGATTATGTCTACAACATCGTACATGCGTACCATCCCAGCGTTTACATCATGGCAGGTGCGACACTTCTTGACCCGTTCAGTAAAAAGGCAGAGTTTACCGAGGGGATGTTATCGACCCAACCCAACTATGACGTGTACTCAATTCACTCATACTTGACATACCCCAAGATGGACTACAAGCAAGTGCTGAGACAACTTGACTTTTTACGCAGGTACGGCGTGGACAAACCTATCTGGATTACAGAGACCAGTTTACTTTGTGACGGAGACTGCGGCGGCTCATTCGAGAAGGCGCAGGCAGATTACGCGCACTATATATTCAACTTAGACCTGGTTGACCACGTGCTGTGGTACACGCTTTACGGCAACGGTTGGCGCAACTCCGACCTGGCGTATGCAAGAATGAAGAAGCCCGCGTGGTACGTGTATGAGGAGATGTTGAGATGATGACCTTCGGCTCGCTGTTCGCGGGGATAGGAGGCATTGACCTGGGGCTTGAGCGCGCTGGAATGACGTGCCTGTGGCAGGTCGAACTTGACAACTACTGCACAAAAGTATTGGAGAAGCATTGGACGGAGGTTAGGAGGTACAGAGATGTCAGAAAGTGTGGAAAACGGAACCTCGAACCAGTTGATCTTATTGCTGGAGGATTCCCTTGCCAGCCTCACAGTGTCGCCGGGAAGCGACGAGGCGCAGCAGATGACCGCAATCTCTGGCCAGAATTTATCCGGATTATTAGAGAGGCAAGACCGCGATACGTCCTTGCCGAGAACGTTCCTGGAATCGTCACCACCTATCTCGACCAGGTGCTATCTGACCTGGAAAGTGAAGGCTACACCTGCTGGACATTTAATATTCCAGCTTGCGCCTTCGATGCCCCGCACAGACGAGAACGGATCTTCATTGTGGCCGACACCGACAGAACGAGACTACAGGAGCGGAACAGGAACAGACCACGGGAATCATTCGCCTCCTCTATCAAGCGAAGTTGGTGGTCAGTTGAACCCGGCGTGGGTAGAAGGTCTGATGGGTTTCCCTCATGGTTGGAGCGACATATCGGAAAAGGAATGAGTTATGAAGAGAGTAAAAGAGCAACCAAAATATTGCGAGAGTTGTGGCGAGGAAATGGTGCGGAAGCGATACGGAAAGCGACTGGAGGACTTGACCGCCTTCAAGCAGCGGAGGTTTTGTTCGCTTTCGTGTGCGAACACGCGCCAGACATTGACCAAGCACGGATATTCGTGGCGTGCCCGGAAGCACTTGAAGACGAAATGCGAGGCGTGCGGCTCATGCTTGGATTTGCAGGCTCATCATATAGACCAGAGGATTCAGAACAATTTAGCAGAGAACATTCAAACTCTATGCAAACCGTGTCACGATTTTTGGCATTCGACGGGAAGACGAATTGGGAAATATCCAGTTGGGAAGATGGCATCCCTCGTATAGCCACAAAAGTTCCCGCTCGGGTGGACCGACTTAGAGGACTAGGCAACGCCGTAGTGCCGCAGGTCGCAGAGTGGGTTGGCAGGAGGATAATTGAACATGCCGCCGGTATATAATTCAACCTGTGGTATAATTGTGGGGCTAGGTTGCACGCAGGATTTATGTTTCTGTGCGAATACCCGCTCATCTACCCAGTCCTGTGTGCCCTAGCAGCTAACAGAAATGGTGGTGAGCGGGTGTTTGCGTAAGGAGCGGAATGAAACTCGTAATTAATCATCATATATTAAATAACTACAAAATTGGTACGTTGAGCGACAGGCTGTGGCGAACATTCGTTGAAATTTGTTTAGTATTTTCTTGGAAAGAAGAGTTGGTTACTTCCGAAGACCTAGCTTTTTATACTCATAAGTCGCTAGAAAATATTGAACGCGATGTGGCAGAACTAGAGAAACTTGGATTGCTTGATGATTTCAAGGGTGTAAGACGACGCATTGGATATGTTTATCTAATCAAAGATTGCGAACGTAATTTATATAAAATTGGAATGACTACTGATATTCGCAAGCGTCTTAATGCTCTGCAATCATCTACGGGAAACTCTAGTTTAATGTTGATCCATAAAATCCGCTCAAAGAGGTGCTCCGAACTTGAAAAAATTTTACATCAGATGTTTGCTGGCAAGTGTGTATTTGGAGAATGGTTTCAATTAACTGATGAGGATGTAGATTGGATAAAAAGCATTGAAGAAACCGATTTAATCAATCCGTTCCTGCTTTGATATTGAGGTATTTATGGCTAATTATCGTCAAATTCATGTAAGCATCTGGAAAGATGAATGGTTCATAGATTTAAATTCAGATGAAAAACTGTTATTTATTTACTTGTTTTCTAATGAGCTTGCTAGTCTTAGCGGGATTTATAAATTACCCATTAAAGTAATGCATTGGGAAACCGGGCTTGACGAGGACTTCATAAAAAATTCACTTATTAAATTCGAGCAAGGGAACAAGGTTATTTACCGTGAGGGAATCGTATGGATTGTGAACATGCGCAAATACCATAAGGGAAGTTCGCTTGTAGAAAAACGAATCCAAAAGGATCTAGACGAAATACCAGATTGCGAATTAAAACACATTTATATAGCATATTATCAGAAAAAAATACCCTATTCTACTAATAATATACCCTATCCATACGGTATAGATACCATATCGTTAATTAAAGAAGAAGAAAATAAAGAAGAAGAAGAAAGGAAAGGCAGTAGTAATAGTTCTTCTGTCTTTAATTCTTATGAATCAGAGATAGGGGTATTAACTCCAAAGGTCATGGATTCTATAGCGTCGTGGATTGATGATGAACAAATACCGGAGGAGTGGATTATCGCGGCAATTGAGGAGGCGTCGCGCCAGAATAAACGGTCGTGGTCTTATGCCGAGGCGATTCTAAAACGATGGCAGGTGGAAGGATTCCAGTCCAACCGCAAAGACAGCAAGACTAACGGCACATCCGTTGAGGAGTTGAAACGTGCAGGCTACTCAAATTGAGTAAGAGGAATTAATAAACAATATGACTAAATGGTCTGGCGGACTTATTGATTGGATCGAGAATGATACAGCTTACCTTTCTGTAGTTTTTTCATGGCAATTAGCCAAGACTTATCAGCGAGCGATTTGGTATAAGTCACTAGGATATAAGGTTGTTGCTGGCGGTCCGGCGGTCTTGTATAACCCACAATATTTAAAAAGCGTTGCATTAGTTCGAAATTCAATGGATGGTGTTTTAGAAAAACATAATCCAGACGCTACGTTTACTACTAGGGGTTGTATACGTCAGTGTCCGTTTTGCATAGTACCTAAAATAGAAGGGGATTTTGTAGAACTTGATGATTGGAAAATAAAACCAATTGTTTGTGACAATAACTTTTTAGCATCGAGTAAGTTTCATTTTGATAGCGTGATAGACAAATTAAAGTCTATAAAAG